GTGCCCCCGACAGGAATCGAACCTGCGACCTTTGGTACCGGAAACCAACGGCGCGTGCCTGTTTGGGCTTGCAAAGTGTCGGTAGTGATGTGTAGAGTGTCGCTTAAGCCCGTGCGAGCACGCGGGAATGTAGACACCAACCGGATACACCATCCTTGGCCGGAAGGAACCAGCAGTGACAGTCGTCGAAAGCACGAGAAGACCCAAGACGGACAACGGAGTCCGTGCCGCCAACCACAACGAACAGGAGCAGACCAATGGCTAAGTACCGCGTGTATCTGGAAGCGGTGGCTTCGATCTCGGTGGAAGTCGAGGCCGAGGACGAAGACGGAGCGATCGACAAGGCTTTCGAGCACGCGCCCTCGCCGGGTTGGGACTGGCCTGATCTCGGCGACTGGTATTTCCCCGCCGACGAGCGCGACGACATCAAGCGGGCTGACTACATCGAGAAGCTCACGGACCACACGAACGGTAGGAGCGAACGATGACCGACGCGAACCTGATCGAAGACGTGGCGGGGCTTGATCGGCTCACGCCTGGCGAGTGGGTGATCGACGCGGACGGCGACGCACTGTGCCTCGTCGACACGCATCTGGGGTGGCCTCAGCGCATGTGGATGCCGAAGGCCAAGAAGGGGCGCATGGGCTTGGTCGTGAGCTTGGAGCACGCCCGGTTCCCTGTTGCGCTGGCGGAGATCGACCCGGAGTACGTGTGCAAGCACGGGCGTGGCACGAACGAGTGCGGGCACTGCTACCTGTGCGGGGTCGTCGTCAGCGAGCCGACCCCTCGACACTTCGACGCCGAGACCATGGCTGTCGTGCGGGAGGCGGGCCGGATGAATTCGGCGTACGACGAGGCCCGCCGTTCGGGTGATCCGTCGTGAGGTGGCGCGAGCGACGCCACTGTCCGCACTCCGACGTGCGCGGCATCTACGGCGACGAGATCAACCGAACGCCGGGGTTCCGCCGGATGCAGTGCCGCGACTGCGGGCGTCTGCTGGACGGCCCGGTCGGGATCGCTGACATGCGCACGGTCGAGGCCTCGCGAATGCGCCGCTACCGCGCCGATCAGAAACCGGGTGATCCGTCATGAAGACGTTCACGTGCGGGTTGCGCGTCACCTGCGCGCGCGGCCGATGCATGTGGTCGGCGTGCGCGAACCCGGACCACAAGGAGTATCGCGGGGAAGACCCGCACGAGGCCATGGCCCGGCATCGCGTCGAGGCTCACCAGTCGGAAGGACGGGAGTCATGAGCGCGACAGGCAAGGCGACGGGGGCAGCCCTCGCGCTGTGTGAGGCGATGGGATGGGAGCCCGATCTCGGCCATTCCGAAGGATGGATACCGAAAGGCGGGCAGCTCGCCGTCGAAGTGCTCGCCGAGCTACGAGAGGCCGGATGGACGCTCGTGCCGACACAAGAACCGGGTGAATAGGAGTTTTCATGCGAGGTAAAGGTGAAGGCGGGCTCTCCCGAGTCCCCGCCGACCCCAACCTGCCCCTGAAGTACTGGCAGGGCGTCGTCGAACTCCCCAACCCCACCGGACGCTCCGGAGACCGACGTCGCAAGTTCGTGCGATCGAAGCACAAACCCACCGCGATCCGGAAACTGAAAGAAGCGCAAGAGGAACTCCGCCGCAAGGGCGACCTCCGCACCGACTCCACCACCGTCGAAGCATGGTTCACGTACTGGTTGGAGAACTACGCCCGCCCCAACCTGCGCCCCTCTTCCTACTCGTCATACAAGTCCACGATCCGATCCCAGATCATCCCCTCACTAGGGGAGAACACCCGGATGGACAAGATCACCCCAGCGCTTGTGCAACGCCTCCGCCGCGACATCCTCGCCGCCGGCCGATCGTCCACGTATGCGCGTAACGCGCACCACATCCTCGCCAACAGCCTTACCGACGCGGCGGGTGAGGGACGCATCCCCATGAACCCTGCCGAGTACGTCACCCCGCCCCGGAAAGCCGCGCGCACCCTCGACGTGATGAGCCTGGACGAAGCGATCCGCCTCATCCACGCGATCGAGAGCCGCGACGACCGGGCCCGCTGGGCAACGTCGCTCCTGACCGGCGCCCGTCGCGGTGAGGTCATCGGCATCGAGCAGGAACGCGTTGGGGAAGTCCTCGACCTGTCCTGGCAGCTGCAGCGGATCACCTGGACCCACGGCTGCGCCGACACCCCCGACCCGGACGGCCGCTACCTGTGCGGATTCAAACGTGCCGCCGCGTGCCCTGAGAAACGCCTCGACGTGCCAGCCGATCACGACCACCGACACATTGAGGGTGGACTGTACTTCACGCGCCCGAAGTCCCGCGCAGGATGGCGGATCATCCCCCTCGTATCCCCGCTGCGCGAAACCCTTGACCGGCACATCGCAGAGATGACGCCGAACAGGCACGGCCTCCTATTCACCACCCCAACAGGAGCACCCCGCGACCCCGACTGGGACTCGAAACAGTGGATCAACCTGATGCGCGCCACCTTCGGCGACGACCGTAGCATCCGACTCCACGACGTCCGACACACCACAGTCGACCTCCTCTACGCCGCCGGCGTACCAGAGGACATCATCCAGGAAATCGTGGGCCACTCCACCCGCACCATGACCCGCTCCTACAAAAGCCGCAGCGACATCGCCCGCCTCCGCGGAGCCATGGAACAGTTCTCCGCGCTGCTCACGCAGACAGAACGTACGCACGAAATAGGCGCGTAGTCACCCCGAGCTCACTGATAACCCGCTGCTCATCAGGACACCACTTGTACAGGTCCTCGAGCTCTTCGGGGCAGATGAGGTTCCGGGCTGCGTAAACGTCCGCCTGATGCTCGTGTTTCGGTCGATCGTCGCGGTGCCCGAGATCCGCGTGCCCTATCTCATGCGCGAGAACAAGTCGCTGCGCGCCGGACCTGATCCGGGCGTGGATCGCGATGGTGTTCAGGTCGGGAAGCCACAGTCCGTGCGCGGTTCTAAGCGGGCGGACGACAACCTCAATGCCCAGCTGCTCCGCATGGACCCACGGGTCATAGTCGCGGCCTCTACGGTGCGTCTGGTTCGTCCTGCTCAAGTTCGGCATCCCGGTGGGCTGCTCGCGCCTGTCCATCGAAATCTTCCTGGGCCCCGTCCTCCGGGGATTGGTTAGGTCGGATCGGTGTGACGTTACTGGCCGCTTCGGACACTGCGCGCTGCACGGCCCTGTTGATCCGTTCCATGACCTCTTCGGGCGTGAAGTTCGATGCGTGCACGAGGGTGAGGAACTGCGGGATCTTGATTGATTGCGTGCCGGAGAGGATCCGTTGCACGACGGTGATGCTCATGCCCGACTTCTGCGCCCAGCTCTTCTGCTGCAGCCCGGACTCTTCCATGATGCCGCGCATGACGCGCGCTGCTACGGGGTTGATGAGACTGTCTGGGATATGCACGCACCCCACTTTAGGGGTCTGAGACGCATATTGCGGTGCGCCACGAGCCTGTACGGGCTTGCGCATTCCACTAGTGGGGTGTAGCGTTCCAGTATGAGCATTACTTCAGAGAGAAGAGTAGCGGCGAACATCGCCGCTCTTGTCTCGCCCTACCCGCTGACGACGGTCGCACAAGCCACCGACATGCACGAGGAAGACCTGAACGCACGCCTCCACGGAGAAGCGTCGTTCACGGTCAACGACCTCGTACGTGTCGGTGGCTTTCTGCGTTTGTCGCCTGCCCGATTCATGGAAGGACTCACCGCATGAGTGAGAAGAAGGCGTACTCAATCCCGGAAGTCGCTGCTGCGGTCGGTCTGTCTGTCACGTCCGTGCGGGAGGCGATCGACAAAGGCGCCCTGAAGGTCAAGTACCCGAATCGTAAGCCGATCATCCGCAGCGAGGACGTTGAGGCGTGGCTCGATTCCCTGCCGGACGAGAAGCCGACCACCAGATGAACGAATCCCCCGCCCTGGCCGGCGGGGGATCGAGAAGAAAGGCAAGTGCATGCCTCAGGCATCAAGAGTACCGGAAACGGTGAAGTCGACGTGGCTCCGGTGGGAGGTCGTGGAGGACACCCCTCGCGGACCGTATGTGATCGCGAGGTTCGATACTGACGCGGATGCGGAACGGTTCCTGGATTCGGTGGGACGCCGGTTGACGCTTCGTCTGGACCCGTCGTGGGTGGAGCTGATGGGTGACCGTGAGGTTCGCCGTCCGGTGGGTCTGCAGGAGCCGGGGGAGGTGTTGGAGCCGTGAGCGCTGGTTTCTTCCGTCGGGGGTTTTGGATCGCGGATGACGAGCTCGGGGCACGGCTCGCGGCGGTCGATCAGGAGCTGACGGTGCAGGAGCGGGCCCGCCGGTCGAACGGTGACATCGTGATGCCGTTCCGTCGTGACGGGGAACTGGTGGCGGGGTTCGCTTCGGTTCCTGGTGTGGTTGCGGTGGTGCTGCTGATCATCGCGGTGGTGATCCGATGAACCCTTCACCTGTCGTCCTCGAGATCCTCGCGTGGCAGCGGCAGCAGGCCGCATCGGCTCGCGCCGCTCGTCAGGAGAAGCTTCACCGCGCGGCCGTAAACCGTCGCCGTAAGGCGAAGAACGGGGGCCGGCGATGAGCGACTTCACCGCATCCAACGGCGTCCGGGTGGAAGTCGAGACGTTGTCGGGGAACGGCGTCGATGTCCTGACTGTTTCCATGGGCGGACTAAACGACACCATCGTCGGCACCCCGCGAGTTCAGGCGTTGCGTGAGTTCTTCCAGAAGGAGGAGGACGACCGCCTCGACCGGTGGCGTTGGCCGGCCAACCCGGAGTACGTGGTCTACGCCTGGACTGCTGACCCCGCACGTAACGCGCGTGGCGTGACGGTTTTGAGCGAGTCGATCCCCCGTCCTTACACGGTCTGGGAAGACAACATCGACACCCTGTATGGGCCATCGGCTGACGAGGACGCGCGCGCACTGGCCCGCAAGGCAGCTGGCGCGTACTTCGATGCTCATCCGGAGCCGAAGCCGTGGCATGACGCGAAGCCCGGAGAGGTGTGGGTATTCACTCTCCGCGATGCGTCGGACCTCTCTCACGCTGCAGTCCTCGATGACTGCGGGGACTGGACCTGGACTGACGGGGGCCAGGTCGACCTGGCGAACATCGCTGGCGCTCGTCGTATCTGGCCGGAGGTGGCGTCGTGATGTTCGCCAGCAAGACGCCCCGCGACCTGAACCACGACCCGATGCCGTGGCGTCATCCGGCCCTGTTTCATCGTCATGCCGAACCCGGTTTCGGCGCGGTCTATTCTCCCCGTCCCGAGTTCGATCACGTTCAGCACAACGAGCCGAATCCATTTCTTGTGGAAGCACGACAGGCCGCTGATCCCATCGCATTTCTCACAGAAGCGCTGACCCCCCTGAGCAGGGCATTTCAGCCACGGGATTGGTCCGACTGGCATGCACACCATGCCAGCCGCGTCCTCACCCGCCTCGCTCGGTTTGCGGAGGTGGCGTCGTGATTGTCACGGACCCGCGTCCCGAAGCCCGCCCGGAATGGGTGGACCTGACCGTCCCTGAGGCTGTCGAACAACTCCGCCTCGGCGAGCTGTCGGAGTTCTTCAACGATTTCGAGGCTGACCCGCACGTGATGGGTGACTGCCCGAACCACGGCCCGGTCCCTGTCCATGTGGAGGGGACGTGTGAGTGGGGGTGTGGGTATGACTTCATGTCGGCCGCACGGGTTCTGCCGGCGGAGGACAACAACGCCGCACTCACAGACCACACGAACTGTAGGAGCGAACGATGAAGCCATACATTTTCCGCGTGATCCGCGAGGTGATCGACGGACAGACAGTGCGGGTGCTACTCGAGCCTTACACCGATATCCAGCACGTCGAGATCAACGAGGGCGACGAGTTCATTACCGGCACCCTCAAGAGCGATCCTTGGGCCGAGTGATGATCGACAAGCCTGACCAAGCAGAGTCGCTCACCATGACCCGCCGCGACTGGGTGCGTGTCGGCGCGGCCCTCGCGATCCGTACCTACACCGATCCACGGCTGCAAGACCTCGCTGACATCTTCGGTCGCCAGCTCCAGACGTGGGAGAAGCACGCCGAAGACGTCGATGACGGCTCGATGTGCATCTGCGGTATCCCGATGGACCGCCACCCGGTCACGTATTCGGCTGATTCGTCGTCTGGTGGTGTGTCGTGAACCCGTTCCGCTTGTTCCTGCTGATCTTCGCGGTCGGGATGATCCCGTTCGCCTGGACCTCCTACAACGGCGCCACCCTGCTGGGTGTGGTGGCGATCACCACTCTCATCGTCTTGACGGTGAAGGCCGCACCCCGGGAGGTGCAGAAGTGACCGCGTACACAGTGGTGAAGGTCACCCCGGACACGCCGGAGTGGGAGCGGGAACGCCGCAACTCCGTCGGCGCATCCGAGGTCGCCGCGATCATGGGTCTCTCCTCCTACGGGAACACCGCCCTCGACGTGTACAAGCACAAGCTCGGCATCGACCGTCCCTTCGACCCGCTGCTCGCATGGATCGGCCACCAGTCGGAACCGATCATCGAAGCGTGGTTGCGCGAGTTCTCGGGTCTAGACCTCGACATTCACCCCGGGTTCATGGCGAGATCGGTCGAGCACCCGTACCTGCACGCCTCGTTCGACCGTGTGTGCCCGCGTCCCTTCACGCCGATCCAGATGAAGACTGCGCACCACTACTCGGGGCACCACTGGGATGAGGGTATCCCGACCGATATTCGGGTGCAGGTTCAGGCGGAGATGGCCGTCTCCGGGGCATCGCGGGCGCTCGTGGTTGTGTGGATCGGCGGTCGGGAGTTCCGCTTGTTCTGGGAGCCCCGAGATGACCGGTTCATCGACGAACACCTGATCCCTACGGTTCGGGATTTCTGGGATGCGAACGTCCGCGCTGGAGTCGCACCTGCCCCGTCGACGATCGCGGAACTCAACGAGGTTCCCGTCGACGCCGGCACATCGCTCGAGGCCGACGACACGGTCATGGAGGCGATCGAACGGCGCGCCGTGCTGCTCGCTGACATACAGGCGCAGAAGGCCGAAGCCGACGCGTTGCAGGTCGCGATCGGGCAATGGTTGGGCGGAGCCGACACCATCACCCGCAACGGGCGCAACATCCTCACCTACCGATACCAGAAGGGGCGCATGGGACTCGACACGTCCGCGCTCCGCCAAGTGCACCCCGACATCGTCCGCGAGTTCACCACCCAGGGACAGCCGTACCGGGTCATGCGGACCAACCTCAAGGAGAAGAGCAAGTGACAGACCTGTCGCAGGCGGCTGTCGCCGTCAAGAGGAACAAGACCGTCGAGGATTACCTCACCCAGTACGAGCCGGAGTTTCAGCGTGCGCTCGGCGCGTCGATGGACGCGGCGAAGTTCACGCAGGATGCGCTCACCGCTATCAAGCAGAACCCGCAGATCGGTCAGGCCGACCCCCGTTCCCTGTTCGGTGCGCTGTTCCTCGCCGCGCAGCTCCGCCTGCCCGTCGGCGGCCCCCTCGCCCAATTTCACCTCACGACGAGGAAGGTCAAGGGCAACCTGACCGTCGTCCCGATCGTCGGCTACAACGGGTACATCCAGCTCGCGATGAACACCGGCCTCTACTCAAGAGTCGCCGCGTTCCTCATCCATGAGAAGGACTACTTCGTCCGCGGCGCATCGTCGGAGCGGGGCGAGTTCTACGACTTCCGACCCGCCGACGGTGACCGTGGCCCCGTGACCGGTGTTGTCGCGTACGCGAAGGTCAAGGGCTTCGACGAGTCGTCCTGGCATTACATCGACGCCGACACGGTACGCCGTGAGCACCGCCCCCAGTACTGGGAGAACACGCCCTGGAAAGACAAGGAGGGCGAGATGTTCCGTAAGACGGCGGTGCGTGTCCTGCAGAAGTACTTGCCGAAGTCGGTCGAATCGGTCGGCCTCGCCCAGGCTGCGCAGGCAGATCAGGCAGTCGTCCGCAAGGTCGACGGTCTCCCCGACCTTGAGATCCAGCATGACGTTCCCGAAGAGCCGGTCGTGCTGCAGGAGAAGGACGCGCGGAAAGCAGAGCTCACCACCAACACCACAGAACGAGACCACGACGAACAGGAGCAGCGATGAGCGCCGACGCTGCTCTCGAAGAGCACATCGAGCGGACGGGAACGACCTACGGCGTGTGCGTTGTCTACCCGTTTCATGCCCCGCATATGGGGATGCCGGATCTCTTCCACGTGCGTTGCTCTCAGCACCCCGACTTCGGACTGTGCGCCGAGTGGGACGCGGCCCGTCAAACGGCAGTCGATCACGACGCCACTCACCGCTCGGTCGATCCGTCATGATGCGCCCGTTCAGTCGGCAGGTAACGACCGTGCACCGCTGACCCCGAAGCCGGGGACCGTCCGGATTGCGCCCGGACGGTCCCCTTCACCCAACTCATTCGTATCCCTAGCAGGAGAAGAACCATTGAGCACATCAACCGTACCCGGGCCCGGCCCGTACGACATCCCGCTCCCGATCATCTGGCCCGACGACACCGCAAGAACCAGAACCACCGACCCGGTCACCGCACACGCCGCCGGAGACGCGTCCGCCGGCTCGGTGCAGCGTAGCCATGACCTCGTGATCCGCATCCTCGAAGATGCCGGCGTCCCGTTGACGCAGGAAGCGATCGTCGCGCGCGCGAAGTCGTGGCCTTACGCATCCCACCTCACCGAGCAACGCATCCGGTCCGCAGTGTCTGAGGCGGCGGGGAAGGGTGCGAAAGCACCGGAACGGTTCGTGCAGCATCCCGCGGTCGTGAACCTTGGAGACCTCGACCACGGGGTTGTGGGGCGCACGTCGCACGACAACAAGGCGCAGCTGTGGATCCTGGCAGGTGAAGCGTGAGCAGCATCTCGTTCCACGCTCCGGGTGTCCCGGCTCCCCAGGGAAGTAAACGGGTCTTCCGGGGCCGGGTGGTCGAGCAGTCGAAGCGGGTGAAGCCGTGGCGTGACGTGGTGACCCAGTGCGCTGCGATCGCTGCTGACGCTGAGGGTCTTCTCGGGCCCCTCACGCCGCCCTATGCGGTGGACCTATGGTTCCACATCCCGAAGCCCCGCACGACCCGCGCAACTCACCCGGTTGCTCCGACAATTGGGGATCTCGACAAGCTCGTACGCAGCTCACTCGATGCGCTGACCAAGTCTGGACTGATACAGGATGACCGGTTCATCATCCGCATCTCCACGGCGAAGGCGTGGGCTGGGGTGGATGGTCCGGGAGCGATCATCCGCGTCACGGAGGTGACGTCGTGATGCTCAAGATCGGCTCCCTGTTCTCCGGCGTCGGAGGCCTCGATCTCGCGGTGGAGGAGTTCTTCGGCGCGGAGACGGCATGGCATTGCGAGTGGGATGAGGAACCGTCGAAGGTGCTCGCCGCACGCTGGCCAGGCGTCCCGAACTACCGCGATGTCCGCACCGTCGACTGGTCTGCTGTGGAACCGGTGGACATCATGTGCGGCGGGTTCCCTTGCCAGGACGTGTCCCTCGCCGGCCGTCGCGCGGGGATGAAGGAAGGCACGCGGTCCGGCTTGTGGTCCGAGTTTGCGCGTGCGATCGACATAGTGCGACCCAGCGTGGTCGTCATCGAGAACGTGAGGGGGCTGCTCAGTGCAGACGCCGGTAGCAACGTGGAACCCTGCCCGTGGTGCATGGGAGACGGACAGGATGAGTATCATCTGCGGGCACTCGATGCTGTTGTCGCAGACCTTTCCGATCTCGGGTTCGATGCGGAATGGACAGGTCTTCGAGCAGCCGACGTCGGAGCCCCGCATGGCCGATTCCGGTTCTTCCTTCTTGCCTACGCCCGCGACTTCCGACACGAACGGCCCTGGCCGGCACGGAACCGGTGCCCCCGATCTGCAGACGGCTATCGCAGAACTGACGCACCTCTGACGCTCCTCCCGACACCCATCGTGGCGGACGGGACAGGCGGGCCCAAGAGCATCGACGGCGCACGGTTCGCTCCTCAGCTTCGAGAGATCAAGCAACTCCTGCCTACCCCGACCGCGCGGGATGAAGCCGCATCGGGCGGAAGTACCGCATCGGACGTGACGCTCACCGATGCGGTGGTCCGTACCGAGTTCGGCACCCGCCCGAATCCTCGCCTCCGACCGACGCCGCGCGCTGCTCGTGGCGCATCGGGTACGGAGACGATGTACCGCCTGGGCGCGGAGCGTGACGACACGGGCGACCGGCAGGGCAACGTCCTGCTCCCTACCCCGATGACGAGCTACTCGCAGCGAAGCGCTGAGGAGTGGCTGGATGGGCGACCTGCCGGTAACGGTCAGCGTCGGTCGGTCGTCGGTGACCTCGGCGTGCTCGCTGAACACGTTGTCGGCCCGCAGATGCAATGGGGCGAGTACGAGCCAGCGATCCGGGTCTGGGAGTCGCTGACCCGCCCCGCACCTGCCCCGACGCTCCCTGACGGCAAGAGCGGGAACCATCGTCTAGCCGCGGTGTTCCCGGAGTGGATGATGGGCTACCCGGCCGGATGGGTGACCGACATCCTGAAGCGGAACCCGGCGATCAAAGCGTGCGGCAACGGGGTCGTGCCACAGCAAGCGTTCGTGGCGCTGAGCATCTTGTGGTCCCGCGTTCTCGAATGGGCGGTGGCGTCGTGATGCATATCAACCGTGGCGCTGTCCCTCCGACGAGGGCCCGTGAAATGCCGTCGTGTGGCCGATGCCCGAAGTGTCATCCCGGCCGGCAGTTCGGTGGGGACGAGAAGTGCAGGATCGCGAAGTGCGCCTGCCACCGCGGAGGTGTGTCGTGAACAAGCGGAAGGGTCTGAATCACCCGTCTGTGTCGGTGAAGCGTGCCGTGATCGAACGTGACGGCGGGTTCTGCCTCCTCGCGCTGCACAACTGTGAAGGGGAGGCGACGACAGCTCATCATCGCGCTAACCGGGGCAGCGGTGGGAGTCGTGTTCTGAACCATCCCGGCAATTTGGTTGCCACCTGCCGCCAGTGCAACTCCGACGCCGAGGATGCCGGGACGATCACCCGTATGGATCTCATCGACCGGGGTCTGCGGGTCGAGAAGGCCGCCACGAACGCGGCAACACTTGCCCGTGCGCTGGAGACACCGGTCACGGATCTTGAGGGGCGCAGGTGGCTGCTCATCGACGAACGCACCAGGAAGGAGGTCGAGTGATGCCGAGAGACCCACGCCTCTACATGACGTTCCCGAACGACATCCACCGGCACCCGAAGATCACCCGGCTTGCGCCGGAGGTGCGGTGGGCGTTCATCGAGATGAACGGTGAAGCAAGGATTGCCGACAACGATGGGATCTTCCCTGCCGAGGATGCCGAGTTCACATGGGGCAGGTCGACGCTCGACGCCCTTGTCGCCAGTCACCCGTCCCGTCCGCTCGTCGTCCGCGTTGACGACACGTACGTGATACGCGACTACGCCGAGCATCAGGAGACACGCGCTGCCCGAGAGGAAAGACGGAAGCGGAACGCGGAGAACGGTGCGAAGGGTGGCCGCCCGAAGAAAAACCCAGGGGTAACCGAGTCGGTTTCCAGTGGGTTGCCAGACCTAACCCAGCGGCAAGCGAACGAAACCCACACGAAAGCAGAGTCAGAGTCAGAGTCAGAGGACTTCTACTCACCTTCTAAGAGTCAGTCACGTAGTAACCGCGCGAGCGTTTCGACTGACCCGATCGAAGTCCCGGAAATGACAAGACGCCTGGCCGCGCAAAAGGGCATCACCTCACTGCGGGTTCTGGTCGATGCGATCCACTCTCACACGTCCTGCCGCGTGACGGCGGCGCAAGCGTTCCAGCTCGCCGTGGACCTGCTCGACAAGGCGAAAACCTACCCGGACGCGCCACAGCGGTATGTCGTGTCGTGCGTGAAGCGGAACCCCGCCGAGATCGAGAAAACCCTCTACGAACAGATCGGAGTCGCGTCATGAAGGTCAGAGTGAGGCGCACCCTGATGCCGCACATGGGGTTGGTCGGCATCAAAAACTGGTGGGTCGTGCGGGCCGGATTCGAGGATCTCGCCGAGTTCCAGTCCTGGGCAGACGCGGTCTGGTATGCGCATCTCGTCGCCGTGGCCATCGAGCGGCAGAACCGGGTCGCGTCGTGACTACGGATGAGGTCTTCTCCCAGTTCCTCTCCGCAGCCGAGGGCCGCTACCACACCGATGCCGAGTACCACGACCGGGTCAACCGGGAACTGTTCGAGACCGACGCCCGCCGGCAGCGGATGAAGGAGTGGGAGATGTCGATATGGGACCGAGTCCGAGGTGCCGCATGAGCCCCCAACCACTGATCACCAACCACGCACGAAAGGCAACAACATGAACGAGACCGTCATCACGGTCGTGGGAAACCTCACGGCAGACCCCGAGCTGCGGTACACGCAGAACGGCCTGCCCGTCGCGAACTTCACGATCGCGTCGACTCCTCGCAACTTCGACCGTCAGGCCAACGAGTGGAAGGACGGCGAAGCGCTGTTCCTCCGCGCGTCGGTGTGGCGTGAGTTCGCCGAGCACGTCGCCGGTTCCCTGACGAAGGGCATGCGCGTGATCGCGACGGGGCAGCTCAAGCAGCGTTCCTACCAGGACCGCGAGGGGCAGACGCGAACCGCGATCGAGCTGGAGGTCGATGAGATCGGCCCGTCGCTCCGCTACGCGACCGCACAGGTCACCCGCACGGCATCCGGCGGAGGCAACTACGCGGCTCAGCAGATCGCGCAGAACACGCAGCAAGACGACCAGTGGGCGGGAGGTGGCAGCTATGGAGACGACACCACACCGTTCTGAACAGAACTACACGGAAATCGTCAGCGACCTGCGGCGGATCACCGGGGGGACGGCAGTCACATCCGTGACGGCGCGTGCTGCTGACGTTATCGAAGCGCTCGTCGAGGAACGCGACGAACTGAAGCGGGAGATGCACGCGCGGGAGTTGCACCACTTCGAATCGGAGAAGCTCCCGATCGATGCGGGCATAGACCCTGACGCAGCGGTAGCCACACCACAGGACACCGAATGGGAGTACGGCTGGCGGTGTTTCTTCGACAACGGGGAAGAGTACGAATGGCTGGCATGCGCTTCCCGTGAGGAAGCCGAGTACCAGGCAGCCGAGTATCAGATCGAGGAAGACGCCACACATCCCGCCGGAGCTGGGCATCTCACGTACTCGGTGTGGCGTCGCCGCACTGCCAAAGCCGGGCCATGGGAGCCGCTGCCCGGGGAGGCCGCTGATGCCTGACCTGTTCGCCGCGGCGAAGGCTGAGTCGGAACGCCGCTACCCGGACCGTCCCGATGACGACTTCACCCTCACCTTCACTCGCGCCGAGATCCGCGCCATGCTCCGCGGCGCTTTCCAAGCCGGCGCCTCATGGAAGCTCACACGGAAGGACCACCAGTGACCGACGAAACCCGGTACGACGCGTACGACCTCCGTCGCGCCGTCGACGACCTCACCCTCCCCACCCACATCCCCGTCACGCAGGTGGTCAACGGGACCACGTACCGGCGGCGTGTCGAACACCCACCCCTGCTCGTGCAACTCGAGACCGCGATCCACGGTTCGATGAACTCCGGCTCCGGCGCCTCATCCTCCGCACCTGGCGAAGTCATCCCCCTCGACGGTGACGCTCTCAACCAGTTCACGATCATCAGCTCACAGATCAACGACTGGTGCCGCATGGCCGGGGCGGGCAGACAAAAGCACCCCGTCGACGGGCTCCGCGCCTGGCATGCGGCGACCCTCGCAACCCTCACCGAACCCCACTGGCACGTGATGCAGCTGCGGCAGTGGGCGGGGCTCATCCGGTCGAAGCTGAACCCTCGCCGCCGGCGGGACCTCCCCGACCCGTGCCCCGAATGTGCTGCCACATCGTGGGCGGACGAAGACGGCAACAGCGGTCTCCGGCCCCTGGTGGTGTCATTCCAACCCGATTCACCCGATGTCCTCGCGACCGCATCTGTCACGTGCCGTGCGTGCGGGTCGGAGTGGCGGGGTATCACCGCGATCCGCGCGGTCGCGTACGAGCTCGAAAGGAGCCACGCATGAGCGGATCGACGGATGCTACTTCACGTGGGGCGACCACACGTGCATCGGGGACGCGCGCCACGACGGCGAGCACGAGTGCTCGTGCGGTGCTCAGAAACCGGCCGAAGGGGAGTCCGACACGCGCCAACGACGAAAGAAAGCCCGACAGAACCAGACGACACAAAGATCAGGAAGGATGGACGCATGTCAGCGATTCCCCAGCCAGTGACCACGCGCAGGGTAGCTCTCGCCAACGAATATGGCTTGGGTCTTTACGAGCTCACCGCTGATGGCTTCACCGAGGACTACTGCACCGTCATACAGCGACCCACCACACTGGCACTCGATATCCGCGTGACGTTTGTCATCGAGGCGGGTATGTACCAGTCGTACCGCGTCTGGTGGAAGGACGAGGACCGGGCGCGCGCGCGGGAAGCTATCGACGGCGACTACGCAGAGATGGTCAGTGGGAACCATTCAACACCCCGCAGAGAATGAATGACAAACATGTGATTCAACCGCTATACTGGTCCCGCCTGGACCTTCCATGTCCAGAATTAGAACCCCCGGCCTCTCAAGAGGTGCGGGGGTTCTGACATTCCAGCGTCCTGGTGACTCGATTGACAGTCGGGTGTGGCCGGAGACAGTTCACCGAGAGGTGAGCCACCACCCCGCAACGCCAGCGGGAAAAACAGAACACGCGCGAGCCGGCATGTCCGAGGCGCGCACCCTAAGCACCTCACCGCGGAGGATGCCATGGAACCCGCACCCCCCGACATCGTCGACCGGCCCCTCGTCGTCGAAGTCACCGCTGACCGGTGTGACGCGAAAGGCTGCGGCGCGCAAGCGTTCGTGTACGCCGACTACCCGACCGGCTCACTCGCCTACTGCGGTCACCATGGCACCGAGTACCTTCCCCGCCTCCACCAGACCGCGACCACCGTGATCGACCTCCGACACCTGATCGGCTCATGATCCCTCACGGGTGGCGGTTGATCGCCTGCCTGCTCGGTGTGCACGCGTGGACGCGTGTGGTTGGGTCGGCGACGTTCGCTCAGGCTTGCCGGCATTGTGGCTGGCCCCGCACACGATAGACCTTCCCCGCCGCCGGTAGAGCGGCTCTCCCCACGACTGGTGTGCACGCCGATCGCGGGTGATGTGGGTTCGACTCCCACACGAGGAGCAATGCGCATGATGCTGGCTGGGCATTCCCGGCCGTGTCCTGCAGGCCGTCATGCGCAGAAGACCACGCCAGGAGCGCCGGATAACAACGCCGGACGAAGGTAAGAGCCCCGGCTTTGGGGGCCGCGTGGCACCTCTTCCCCGATAGGAGCACACCGTGGCAGAGAACGTCACCCCGCTGCATCCGCCGCGGACGAACTTCTCCTGCCCTAAGTGCGGCAGCGAATGGTTCAACCTCGCAGTCGTCCTGGACGCTCAGACGCTGACAGTGAACGGTCATGCGCTTCGCGTCGAGTGCCGTGAGTGCGAGACGGTTACCGACCTGTTCGAGAGCGCGATCCGATGAGCAGCGACAAGCTCGCCGCGACATACCACCCCCGCATCTTCACCTGCGACTGCGGATCCGAGTACACCTCAGCGATCGCCGCGATGTACTGCTGCGACCCCGCAGCACCAGGACCAGCAGACGACGACCACCAGACACGACCCGAACGGTACTACCTCAGCGAGGATTGACCCCCGTGCCCTGGGAAAGTAACCGCCCCACCCACGTACCCACCCGGGTACGCGAAGCCTGCCTCACCCGAGACGGCAACCGGTGCACCGCACGCCTCAGCGACGGAACCCGCTGCCCCGAAACCAACCCAGCCAATCTGCAAGCCGCACACCTACAACAGTGGCGACCCGGTGAACAGACCACGCTCACCAACGTGCGAACACTCTGCCACTGGCACCACAACCGCGAGACACAGACACAAGCAGCAACAGCACGCAAGCCGAGACCCTCAGCAACACGACAACCAGAACAACACCCCGGACGAACCTGACCCCCATCCACCCCCCACCCCACCCCTAGAGCTCGCGGGGAGGTGCTGTGATTCTCCCTGTGTACGGGTCTGGGGATTTCGTGCTGCTGGCCCCGAAATGGGGTGTGTGGCGTTACCCGAAACGGGGATGACCGATGCCTGGACGTGGACCCGCTCCCAAGGACCCGAACCAGCGAGCGCGTAGGAACAAGGACGTTGTGCAGCTGCGCGTGGTCGAGATCACGCCCGCTCGGAAGCCCGATCTGCCCGAGTTCGAGGTGGAGGTTCGCCCAAAGGACGGGGAACCATTCATGGTTCCGTACGTGTGGCCGGCGGCTACGCGCGACTGGTGGTCGATGCTCGATCTGCACCCGCTGGTTCGGGAGTTCACGGACATGGACTGGTCGTACCTTCTGGACACGGCACTCTTCCACGCGTCGTTCTGGAGGGGGAACCTCGAGGCGGGCAAGGAAGTCCGCCTCCGGGAAGCGAAGTACGGATTCACCCCCGAGGATCGTGCGCGACTTCGTATCCAGTTCGCTCAGGCGACCGGTGCTGAAGTCGACACGGCGCAGAAGGTCGAGCGGGTACAGAGCTCGCGGGACCGGATGCGTGGGATCACCCGGAAGGACACGGCCTGATGCCGTGGGTTGCGCAGCATGAGGGGGATTTCCCCACCCTCGGGTGGCATGTCGCTGACCAGATGGCCGAGTACCTCGGGCGTCCTGACGCGGGTGACGATGACGTGTTCGACCCGTTCGTCCTCACGCTGGAGCAGCAGGAGTTCCTGAACGAGCTCTACCGCATCGACCCGACGAGCGGGCGTCGGATGATTCACCGTGCGGCTCTGATCCGTCCGCGCGGGTGGGGAAAGTCCCCGTTCGTCGGTGCGATCATGATCGCCGAGGCGATCTTCGACGTCGTGCCCGATGGCTGGGACGCCGATGGGCAACCGGTCGGTAAGCCGTGGTCGAAAGTTCGCACCCCGTACGTAGCGATCGCCGCGGTCACCGAGGAACAGACGAAGAACACCTGGGAGCCGCTCCTCGAGATGCTCCGCCAAGGCTCGGCGGTCGACGACTTCGATATCGATCCGATGGACTCTTTCGTCGCACTCCGCCGAGGTCGCATCCAGCCGATCACGTCGTCGCCGAACTCGATCAAGGGCTTCAAGGCGGTAGCTGCTTCTCTGGATCAGACTGAGACTTGGGTACGCGGTAACGGTGGCATCAAGCTCGCCCAAACGCTCCGCAACAACGCGACGAAGCTCGGCGGCGTGACCATCGAGACCCCGAACGCCTACACCCTCGGTGAGCGGTCCGTCGCGGAGGCTTCCTTCGGGTTCTGGGACGACATCCAGTCGGGGAAGTACAAGAATCTCGAAGACGTCCGGTCGATCTACTTCGACCACCGGCCCGCGCCCGCTGACACACGGATCGACGACATGCAGTCGCTGGTGCATGGCTTGCGGGTCGCGTTCGGGGACTCGTCCGCGCACCCTGACGGCTGCTTGCTGCACGAACCGCCATGTGCGCCCGGTTGGTCTGACGTGCACCGCACCGCACTCGACTTCTTCGACACCGCGAACGACCCGGCCGTGATGCGCGCGGACTTCCTGAACCAGATCGACGCCGCCCGCGACGCGTACGTGTCGGACCCTGAGATCCGCGCGTGCGTGGACGCTGGCCGCGACAAGACCGTTTCTCGCACGGAGCCTGTGACGCTCGGTTTCGACGGGTCTGAGGGTCGGAAAGACAAGCACATCGCGGATTCCACGGTCCTCATCGGCTACTCGGTGACACAGCGACACTTCTTCACGATCGGTATCTGGGAGCAGCCGGACGGTCCGCAAGGCGAGGGGTGGCGACCGCCGAAGCTCGAGATCGAACAGGCCGTCGCGAAGGCGTTCAAGGAGTACAACGTCGTCGGCTTCTACGCGGACCCGTCCGCTGGGTGGGCTGGCGAGGTGAAGCAGTGGGAAGCTGCGCACCATCGCCGGCTGAAGGCGAAGATGTCCGTCGCTGAGCCGATCCGCTGGAGACAGAAGGACGTCACGCGCACGTGCGAGACGTTCGATCAGATGTACTCCGCGATCCGGCAGGTTGAGGTCTCTTTCGACGGCAACCCGACTGTAATTCGGCACTTCTTGAACGCGCGGCGTGATCCGCGGCGTGCGGGGTACGTGCTGAAGAAGGCTGATGACAATCAGGACTACGGCAAGATCGACGCGACCTACGGGGCTGCGTTCGCTTTCGCTGCCGGTAACGATGCGCTTGGCAAGGGCGTAACGACATCGTCGACAACGCGCATGCCGCGACAACTGAGGTAAGGGGGCACGATGGCGAATACGCCAGAGGAATGGCTCCCGATCCTGACGAAGCGCATGGACGCTCGCGCCCCGAAAATCGCAGAGCTCCGACAGTACGCATCGGGGAACGCGCCGCTTCCCGAGTTGGGTAAGAACACGCGCGCGTCGTGGGAGGCGTTCCGGAAGAAGGCGCGCACCGATTATGCGGGACTCGCATGCCAGTCGATCGCGGGGCGCATCGTTCCGATCGGGGTCGAGGTTGGGACTGACCGCAACAGTCCTGCCGTGACTGCGCTCCGGATTGTCTGGCGTGACAATCGCCTATCGGTGGTTTTCCGCGATGTTATCCGCACGATGCTCGCTGTGCGTGTCGGCTATCTCATCACGGGTATCCGGGATGGTGAACCGGTGATCACATCGGAGCCTCCGGAGCGAGTTATCACAGCACCTGACCCGACGCAGCCTTGGCGAGCCCGAGCTGCTCTGAAGGCATGGCGCGACAACGACGCGGAGATGGACTACGCGCTGGTGTGGGTGCCAGGTGCCCGTCAGCGATTCTCTCGTAACGTCAAGACAGACAGCGGCACGATCCGCGGGACCGTGACCGGAGACTGGATCGCGGACGGTGAGGTTGAAGAGTACGACGGCCCCGTTCCTGTTTTCGCTGTTGAGAACGAGGACGGGCGGGCGGAGTTCGAGCCGCACATCGACGTCATCGACCGCATCAACCTGGGGAAGTTGCAACGCCTCGTCCTGACCGCCTACCAGGCGTTCAAGGCGCGGGCATTGAAGGGGTTGCCGGAGAAGGACGAAGAGGGCAACGACATCGATTGGTCTAAGCGGCTCGACTTCGCTCCCGGAGCTCTCATCGATCTCCCCACCGAGATCGACGTCTGGGAGTCAGATGCCGTCGATATCCGCCCACTCCTCGAAGGGGAGAAGACCGACGCGAAGGACTTCGCTGCCGTAATGCAGCTTCCTGTCGCGACGTTCATCCCCGACAACCAGTCCGCAGAGGGAGCAAAGGGAGCCCACAAGGGCGAGATTCAACGCGCGAAGGACCGCCGCGACCGTGTCAAGGCACCCATGGAGGCATCTCTCCTCGCGGCACTTCGCATCCTGGGTATCGAGGGCGACGAGACAGTCGAAGTCAAGTTCGAGAACCCCGAATACGTGTCGATGGCGGAGAAGGCGACCGCTGCAGCGCAGGCGAAGGCCGGCGGTAAGTCTCAGCGTTGGATCGATCAGAACATCTGGAACATGTCGCCGGATGAGATCGACCGGGAGGAAACGGACCGGGCCGCGGAACAGTTGCAGACGCTGGCGCTGACAGGAGCGATCCCGAGTGGCGGAACTAACATCTGATCTGCTCACTGCGGCTTACATGGCGCAGGTGGCTGCGATCCGGGACCGCGTGTTGGCTTATGCGGTCGCGATGTGGGGCAGTGCGACATCGCTCCGCGACGCAGACGTGGAACGTCTTGTTGCCCGAATTGTGCCGGTCGTGCAGGGTGGCCAATTGCAGGTGGCAGGTCTGACGAACGCATATGTTGGTCAGCTTGCGAAGCTTGAAGGAGTTTCGGCCGTCGTTGCACCCATCGATCGCGCCTCCGTAGTGGGATATCGGGGTGTCCCCGCTGACGAGGTCTACCGCAGGCCCGCAGTCGCGACGTACACCGCGCTGAGGGACGGGAAACCGTTCGGAGCGGCGCGAGAAGAGGGCTTGGGGCGCCTCAAATCTCTGGTGGCCACCGACGTGCAACAGGCGCGGAATCGGCAAGCCAGACATGCGTACAGCAACACGGGGTTCGACTACACGATCCGCACACTCTCCGGATCGGAGAACTGCGCGTTGTGCGTCATCGCTTCCACGCAGAGGTATCACTCGGCAGGGTTAATGCCCATCCACCCAGGGTGCGACTGTGGCGAGCGCGGGATGCGCGCCGGCCGAGACCCGGGCCAGGTTATCGATCAGCGTCTTCTTGACCTCACCTACCAGCAGGTGGATGTGAAACTCGCATCCGGTGATCCGGCGCCTGTACTTGGTGATAAGCAATCGTCGGCCGGAAAAGCGATCTCGGACTTCACGGACATGATCGTCACCCGCGAGCACGGCGAACTTGGCGCAACGCTCGCATGGCGTCAGGACCATTTCACCGGGCCCAGCGGCCTCAATTGAACTTCCCGCCCACGGGCGGGCAGCGGCACCCGAAACGGCGCGCCGTCCATCACTCCGAAACGGGGATACCACCATGTCCGACACCGATACCACCACCGAAGCTAAGCAGACCGAAACGGATGCGAAGAGCGACCTCGAGAAGGCGCTCGCAGACGTCGATAAGTGGAAGGCCCTGTCCCGCAAGAACGAGGAACAGGCCAAAGGAAACGCCGAGAAGGCTAAGAAGTACGACGAGCTCGAAGAGGCGAACAAGACCGAGCAGGAGAAGCTTCTCGCTCGCGCCGAGGCCGCTGAGAAGTGGCGCGCAGACCGCGAATCGCAGGACGCCGCAGCCGCAACGGCCGCGGCGGTCGCGAAGGAGAAGGGCGTGCCCGTCTCCGCGCTTCGCGGTTCGAGTCGCGAGGAACTTGAGGCACACGCCGACGAGCTGCTCACCCTTCTCCCCAAGAAGCCGCCTGCACCTTCTGCGGATGGTCAGGGCGATCAGGGAGACACCATCGGCGACGGCGACATGTCGGCAGAAGACATCGTCTCAGCGGCAACGAGTCGCTGAGGACACCCCCGTAGAAGTTCGCCACGAACTCTCACGGGAGACATCACACAATCCAAGGAGGAACCGTGGCAAACATCTTCGTGAAGGGGCAGAAGTTCGCGCAGACCGCGCTCGCGCTGCTCCGTAAGCAGGTGAAGGCCCCCGGCCTGTTCACCTACAAGTTCGGCATCGCCGACTTCAAGGGCGCCGAGGGCGACGTCGTCAACATCAAGCGCCCCGCCGTCCTCGTCGCACGCGAGAAGCCATGGCGTGGCGACGACGCGATCGTCGTCGACCGTCTGGCGAACTCCAAGATCCAGGTCACTCTCAACCGGCACATCTACAGCGCAGTAGCGCTGTCGCCGGAGGAGGAGACTCTCGACGAGATCGACTACGTCCGCGACGTTCAGGCGCCGCAGGTCGCAGCGGTGCTCGACTTCTTCGAGAGCATCGTCGTCGGCGCGCTCCGCGCTGCGTCGTTCGTCTTCGGGGTCACGTTCAACACGGCATCCGGATCCGCAACGGAAAGCGACCCACGCAAGGTCGCGATCCGAGCACGCAAGCTCGCGCAGAAGGCCCACTGGCCCCTGAGCGGACGCTACTGGCTCGTCGGCGCTGATGTCTCCGAGGCTATCGCCGCCTACGACAAGCTGCTCGAGGTCGACACCTCCGGGCTGCCCGAAGCGCTCCGCGATGGTGTCGTCGGCCGGCTCGCAGGCTGGACCATCATCGAGCTCGATGCCCTCGGCGACACGGAGTCTTACTTCGTCCACGAGACGGCTATCGCCATCGCCAACGTCGCACCCGTGGTCCCGAATGGGGTCGCGAAGGGCGGAGGTGTCGCAGCGGGCAACGGTCTCGCCGTCACGCAGCTCTGGGACTACGACAGCACCTACATGAAGGACCGGTCGATCGTTCACGCGTTCGCCGGTGCCACTGCGGTGCTCGATCCCGAGCAGGGCACGGACGGATCGATCGTCCGCGACGAGAACGATGCGGTCGTGCTGAAGTTCCAGCGTGCGATCAAGGTCACGTTCGGTGCCGGCGGTTCGGAGAAGGCGACCTACACGGTCACCATCACCGGCGCCCCGACTGGTGGCACGTTCACCCTGACGATCGACGGTCAGACGACCGACGCGATCGCGTACAACGCATCGAACGCGACCATCGCCGCGGAGATCAACGAACTGACCGGCGTGTCCGGTGCGGTCGTCTCCGGTGGCGCGTTCCCGGGCAACGCGAAGACCGTCACGTTCAACGAGCGTGTCGCGACCTTCACGGCGACCGGGTCGTTCACGGGCGGCACGACGCCGGCCATCACCGTCGCCTGATCCCATCACTCTGAGAAAGGTCAGGTCATGGTCGACTACATTCCGCTCGCGTCCATTGATGACGTGGAATCGCTTCTCGGCCGTGACCTGACCTCATCAGAGGCGTTGCAGGCTCCTGCGCTCATCAAGCAAGCGTCCGAGCTCTTCCGCAATTCTGCGGGACGCAGCTTCACGCCCGGGCGGTTCACGAACCGCCTCAAAGTCAACGGCGGCGAAGTCCGCCTCTCGAACTCTCCCGTCACGCTTGTCCACAGCGTCACCGACGACGACGGCAACCCCATCGAATACACCGTGTACGGGTCCACTCTCACCACCTGCCTGCGATCGCACCGTTTCGTCCGAGTGGACTACGAAGGCGGCGGCGATGTGCCTGACATAGTCACGAGCACCGTCGCAGGCATGGTCGCCCGACTCTTCAACGTCGACGCGCGCGCGAAGGCCGGTATGGTCCAGTTCCAAAAGACTGCTGGCCCGTTCTCGGAAGGCGGAACGTTTGCGGCCTGGGCTGTGGGTGGACAGTTGATGATGTCACCGAATGATGTTGCGGTGGCGCAACAGCTTCGGGCCCCGCGTCTTCCGAATACCACGGTATTGGGGGAGCGATGATCGTCGGTGAAACCGTCATTGTCGAACGCCGGGAGGAGACCGGACGGGACCCGGGGAACACTCCGATTTACGAGTGGGTGGGCGAGACGGTGAGCAATGTTCTTGTTGCCCCGGGATCTCTTCAGGACGTGACGGGATCGGTACGCCCCGACGGGGTAAAGGTGATGTTCAACCTGTACTTCCCGAAGGGTTACCCGGAAACACTCGCTAACGCGCGTGTGCGTGTCCGTGGCGGTGATCCACTTTCAGTGATCGGTGATCCGAGGCACTACACGGCGGAGAACACGCCAGGTGGCTGGTCGATGCCGTGTGAGGTTGGACGGGTGGTGGGCTGATGGCTGGCATCACGGTAAAAGTGAGTTCGACTGCGGCTCGAGAATTGATGAACTCGCCCCAGATGCAGGCGATCCTTTTGGATCGGGCTGAGACGATCCGTGATGCGGCTGGTCAGGGTTTCGAGGCTGACGTGCAGCCGGGACGTAACCGTGCACATGCGATGGTTAAGTCGACGGACTACCAGTCACGAGAACGGCAGGCTACGGACAACGTCCTGCTGAAAGCGATCGGATCTGCGCGATGAACGTTGAGGGAACCCTGGTCGCCGCGTACAACGCGGAGCCGACACTGCCGGACGCGTTTATGGAAGTCCCGACGCCCAGGCCGGCAAGGTTCATCCTGGTGGAGCGTATCGGTGGTGGACGAGTCGACGTACGCGACCGTCCGTTGGTTTCCATCCAGTGGTGGGATGAATCGCGATGGAGAGCTTCCGAAGGTGCCGACCTGGTCGCTCAATTCACCCGATCTCTCTCCCTCTCTCACCCGCAGGTTGCGCGGGTGACTATCGAATCCATCTACAACAACCCTGACCCTGCTTCCGAGCAGGCGAGGTATCAGGTCAACGCGACCATCATCACCGCATAAATCCGCTCCGAGGCTCGGCAGTCACGGAGAAATCATGGCCAACACGGCTTCGAATGTGTCCGTTGGTAAGCCGAAGGCTGCCGGCGGCGTCTACTCAGCTCCCATCGCTACCGCGCTCCCGACGAACGCGACGACCGCTCTGGCGTCGGGTTATGTCGGGCTCGGCTACGTGTCCGATGCGGGTCTCGTCAACTCGATCAGCACCGACACGAACGACATCAACGCGTGGGGTGGTGACCGTGTTCTGACGGTCCGCACTTCGCGTAGCGAGTCGTTCAAGTTCACGTTCATCGAGACGAACGCGGACGTTCTGAAGGAGGTTTACGGGCAGAGCAACGTCACCGACTCGTCCGGTGCACTGACCGTCCTCCACAACAACACGGTGAACCCGACCCGTCGGTACGTGTTCGAGATCGCTCTGACCGGCGACCGCGTGAAGCGGATCGTCGTCCCCCAGGGACAGATCACCGAGGTCGGTGACGTCACGTATGTCGATGGTGACCCCATCGGTTATGAGGTGACGATCTCCGCCTACCCGGATGGCAGCGGCAACACCGCCTACGAGTACATCGCTTCTGTCACCCCGTAACAAGCCCCGGGCCGGGGGAGTCTTCGCCGAGCCTCGCCCCCGGCCCGGCCTTCAATCTTGAGGTTCGGCAATTCGAAAAGAGGTACGGCAAATGGCAATCATCCTGAACGACTACAAGCCTTCCGGTGAGGTGGAAGAGATCGTCTTCCCTGGGTCGAAGGAACGGTTCGAGATCCCGACCGCGGAGGATGTGCTCACCGTTGAGCTTCTCGAAGGGCTCGCCCGGGGTGACTACTCGGCGATCGTCGATCTGTTTCCGGAGGAGGCGCAGCCGCTGTTCAAGAAGCTGCACCTGTCGCAGGTGAAGCAGTTCGTTGAGGCGTGGACGGGTTCAGCAAAAAACTGACAACCCTCGCGTGGCTCATCCGCGAGCACCGCGAGGCCGTCGAGTACGAGCTCATCCGCCATGGGCAACGGCTCCGTTGGATGGGTTCCCGAGGGCTGTCGTGGCGGGACGTGTGGGTGATCTGCCGTTCCGCCCCGCCCAAGTCTCCCTTGGCGATCGCACTGAGCCCGCAGATGGCATGGGACACCGCCGACTACCTGCTCGCCGATATGGCCGACTCACTGCGGTGGCTGGTGTGGGCGAAGACGCGCGACGGGTCGAAGAACAGGAACCAACCGCAACCGATCCCGCGTCCCGGCCGGCCGGGAAGCAAGTCGGATGTTCAGTCGATGAACGTGACGGAGATGAAAGCGTTTCTTGCGCGACGCCGGTCGCCGGTCACGGAGTAGGGGTGCTGTTCGCCGCAACCACGAACTCATCGACGTACTGACGCGGAACCTCTGTGAACGTCACCACCGATGATGCGACCGTAACTGTGAGTTCGGCGAACAGCCCCTTCGCGGTCGCATGGATCGACGTGAGCTGTGGGCGCGCGTATGAGGCGATCTGAGTGGTAGGCGCGATGCCCTGCGGCAGCCGGTAATGGAACAAGAGTCGGCGGTCGGTCAGAACAATCAACCCACGCTTGTCTCCGAGTTTGCCGAACAGCATCTTCTCGACAGTCTCACCCGGCGTGAGGACATCGGCGAGCGACTTCAGTTCGGATCCGTATCCGATGCGCAGCTTGATTCGATCCTTCGCGGCCTGGATGTCATCGCGGAGCTTCATGCCGCTGAGCCTATCCGCCGTCACCGACTTACACACCCCGGGAGGTAGATGTGGCCATTGAGCTCGCGGCAGTCTACGTCCCGATCACCCCGTCATTGAAGGGGGCGGCGGCGAAGATCCAGGCCGAACTCGGTGGTGTTGATGTCTCGGGTATCGGCTCGAAGGTCGGCGGCAGCTTCGGGTCAAAGATCATGGATGCCGTCGGCGGCGTCGTGAAAGCCGGCTCTATCGCCATCGGTGGCATTGTGGCAGCGGGTCTCGGTACCGCCCTGGTGAAGGGTTTCGCGCGGCTCGATGCGATCGATGTTGCCCGGGCGAAGCTGACCGGACTCGGCAACGATGCCGACACCGTCAAGGCGATCATGACTGATGCGCTCTCCTCGGTGAAGGGTACTGCGTTCGGTCTTGGTGAGGCGGCGACGGTCGCTGCTGCCGCGGTTGCGGCGAACATTAAGCCCGGTGAGCAGTTGCAGGGTCACCTGAAGAACATCGCGAACAACGCTGCTGCAGCGGGTGTGTCGATGGAGGAGATGGGTTCCATCTTCAATAAGGCTGCCACGCAGGCCAACGGTGTGCAGAACGATGTGATCGGGCAGTTGGCGGATAAGGGCATCCCGATCTACCAGAAGCTCGCTGAGCAGATGGGTGTCACCGCGGGTGAGGTGTTCAAGCTCGCGTCGGACGGGAAGATCGACTTCGAAACCTTCTCCGCCGCGGCTACGGCAGCTGCCGGGACCGTTGCGGATCAGATGGGCGGGACGGTTCGGGGTTCGTTGGCGAACTTCTTCGCCTCTCTTGGCCGTATCGGTGCGGGTCTGCTCGGTGGGGTGTTCCCTCAGATCGCTCCGACTATCAAGGGCATCACTGCTGCGCTCGAGCCGCTAGAAGCCGTCGCCGCTCGAGTTGGTGACCGTGTCGGGCAGGCGATCAACCCAGCGTTGCAGAACTTCGTCGGGATCGTTTCGGGCGATGTGAAGGTCGGATGGATCACAACCCTCGGGTTTGCGTTCACCGCACTGTTCTCCGCGTTCAACGGGGAGGGCATGACCTCCGGCGGCGTCGTTGGGATTTTCGAGTCGATCGGTGTCGCCGCACGACAGGTTGTTGACGCTTTCACCCCGCTGATCCCTCAGCTCGCTGCTGCGTGGGCGAACCTCTCTCCGCTTGTTGTTCTTTTCAAGGCGTTTGAGCCGATCATCCCGGCATTGGCCGATGCGATCGCGTCGATCGTGTCGAGCGCTCTGCCGGGGATCGTTTCAGTGCTCACCGTGCTGTCGACAGTTGTCGGGTCCGCCGTGTCAGGCGTCGCTTCGCTTGTGTCGGCGCTGGTACCAGCTATCAATTTCGTTTCGCAGTACGCGGACGTGTTTGTTGCGCTGGGCGTTGCGGTTGGTGCGGGCGTTGTTGCCTTCAAGATCTGGAACGCTGCGATCGTCGCGTGGCAGGCGATAACGAAGGCGGCGACAGCTGTTCAGGTCGCATTCAACGTTGTCATGAACGCGAACCCGATCATGCTGATCGTCACTGCGATCGCTGCCCTGGTTGCCGGCCTGGTCTACTTCTTCACTCAGACCGAGCTTGGACAGCAGATCTGGGCGAACTTCACGAAGTTCCTTGGTGAGGCGTGGACGAACATCGTCAACGTCGCGACCACGGTGTGGAACGCGCTCGCGGACTTCTTCACCGGCTTGTGGAACACAATCGTCAACGTCGTCACTACAGCATGGAATGCGATCGCTGACTTCCTCCGACCGGTGTTCGACTTTATCGCGACGCTGATTTCGACGTACATCCAGATCTGGGTGAACATCTTCATCGTCTTCGCGGCCGTACTGAAGACGATCTGGGATGCGATCGTCGCCGTTGTCACGACCGTTTGGAACGCGATCGTCGACTTCCTCACTCCGATCATCACGGCGATCGTCGACTTTGTTGTGGGCTACGTGACCGGGTTGTACAACTTCTGGTCCGGAATTTGGGACGCGATCTCCAAGTTCTTCACCGATACGTGGAACGGTTTGATCGACTTCCTCGTCCCGATCGTCTTGAACATCTACAAGGCAGTTCAAGGTCCGATCAGTGCGCTGCAGTCCTGGTGGAACGACGTGTGGAACGGTATCTCGAGCTTCTTCTCGGGTATCTGGAACGGCATGGTTGGCGCGGTTTCGGGTGCGATCGGTCAGATCGGATCGTTCGTCGGCGGGATCTTCAACACCGTGATGGGCGCGCTCGGCAACGTGGGTTCTTGGCTGTTGAACGCTGGTGCTGACCTTGTGCGTGGGTTCTGGGAAGGCATCGTCGGAATGGGCGACTGGCTGTTCAAGCAGGTCACCGGGTTCTTCGACAACGTCATCAACTGGGCCAAGGACACGTTGGGGATCAAATCGCCATCGAGGGTCTTCCGGTTCGAGGTCGGGCAGATGGTCGGTGCCGGCATGGCGCTCGGCATCAACGACTCTGCTCCCGACGTTCAGGACGCGATGGATTCACTCGTGATGACGCCGAGCCCGACTGTCGGCTCATACGCAGCGACCGCACAAGTTGGCACATTGCCAGATGGCGGGTACGGCATCGGTTCCAGTTCTGGATTCGCGACAAAGGAAGACCTACGTTCTTTCGCTCAGCAGATTGTTGGAGGCATCCAGGGTCTCCGCTCCGTGGATGCGCGCGCTTCGGGGCAGGCCGCGCTTCGTGGGTGGGATGGGGGAATCTGATGGTGTCGACAGCTATCGCGTTCACGGATATGGCGCCGTCACCGCGCACTCAGATCGACATCGACCCTGCCGATCTCGATCCCGCGGCGGTGTCTGTCACGGTATGGCAGACATCGCCGTGGGGTCAGGAGAAGGTCAACCGGACGCCACGTCCGGTCGCTGGTGGTGCGGTGATCGACGATTTCGAAGTCCCCGGTGGTGTGCCTGTGGTGTACCGGGTGGAGCAGTTCGACGCTTCGGGTGCGACGCTTGGATTCGCCCTGAACCTGCCAGTCCAGGTTTCGTGGGATCCGGGTGACGTGATCCTCTCCGACCCGTTGGATCCCGGGAATGCGGTCCGTGTCCGGGCGGAGAAGTTGTTCGCGGGTTCACTCGAGCGTGGCCGTTCCTCATCGTTGTACCGGGCGGGGTCGAAGACGTTCGTGATGGCGGGGCCGATGTCGGGATTCCAGAAGGTGTCGCTGCGGGTGGTTACGGAGAACGAAGCGGATCGCACCACGCTCGGGCTGATCAGCGAGCAGGCGACAATGCTGGTGCGTGCGATGCCACAGACGCGTCTGCCGGGCGTTCTGTACGTGTCGGTACCCACGGTCCCGATGGTGCCTTTCAACGCGCGTACGGGCGGCGACGTGGACGTGTGGGACATGGCCGGTGACGAGGTGTCACGGCCGGAGATCGACATCGTCGTGGCCGTGTACTCGTACGACCTGTTCAAGGCGTACCTGGATGCGAAGTACCCGCCGGAGGCGACGTACGACGATGCGGCGACGGAGTGGGCCACGTACGTCGATGCGGCGCGGACGCGCCCGTCACCTGTGTAGGGGGTGCTGATGCTCACCGTTCCCGCCGATGTGGCTGCCGCGCTGAACGACGTCGAGGTGGTGTCGGAGGTCACCGCTGTCGCGCAGTACGGGGGCCGTAGCGTTGAGCTCAGCCTGCACACCGATGGTGGGTTCACGTGGGATGCGAACGGGGAGCTGCAGTGCACTGGTGATCTGCGGGTGTTCGGTTTCGGGGAGTCTCTCGTGCCGAAGGCTCGGGACGCGTTCCTCGCCCCGTTCGGGCAGGAGGTGACCGTCTCCCGTGTCGTGAAGATGCGTAACGGTGACTATCCGATCCCGCTGGGGGTGTTCCGGATCACCGGAAACGATGGAGGCCGGGAACGGTACCGGCTGAGTCGGACGGCGGTGACCGTGGACGCACCGTACGTGTCCACAGGCGACATCTACCCACTTGACGACATCTACCCTGCGGATGATGTCTACCCGGGGTCAACCTCCGGCGGGCCGTTCACCTATTACACGGGGCCGCAGGTCACGGATGTTGTGGAGGACTGGGAGGTGGGCGTCAGCCTCGCCGACCGGCTTCGGATGCTGCAGCGGGCGAAGATCCTGAACCCCGCCTCCCCGCCTGTGGGTGCGACGGTGTACTCGGAGTTGCAACGGCTGACGCTGTTCCCGCTCAAGCGGAACCCGGCGGTCCCTGATCAGCTGGTCCCGTCGGGCACCGTGTACGACGATCGACGGTCGGCAGTGTCGCTGCTCGCGGGATTCGCTGGCGCGAAGGTGCGGGTGACTCGGCAGGGGGCGCTCACGCTGCGTCCCGCTGACCGGTGGGCGTACGAGACGGTCCTCGACTTCGACATCAATGGGGTCGTCGAGCTGTCCGATGAGCAGTCGGACGAGTTCTACAACTTCGTCTGGGCGCATAATCCGGACGGCTCCGTGTCCGCGTTCGCCTCCTTCCTCGATGACACGGATCCGCGGTCTGTGGGCCGTGCGGGCCCGTCGACGTACGAGCATTCGTCGCCGGTGTACACGACGCAGGCGGCTGCCGAGGCGGGCGCGTGGAGCGTCCTGTCGCGCCTGCTGAACCGGCGATCCCGGGTCGCGACGGTGAAGGTCGGAGCGGAGGGGCTGCTGCTGGACCTGTCCGACTACGGACGCTTCACGGACACGGCGACGGGACGCACGGTGATGGGTGAGGTGTCTGGCCTTCGGATGCAGAACGACCCGACAGCGCTCGTGGAGGTCACAGTGATCGTTGCGGAGAACTCATGACCGATCAGCAGCGTCTCTACGAGCTCGGGCAGGGCCGCGCAGATTCCACCGAGGGCATCTGCACCGCCGTCGACTGGGCGGCCGGTGAGGCTGTCGTGAACACGAACGGTCAGGAGCGTCGCGCACGGTTCGCTGGTGAACCTCCGTGGCCGGGAGATCGGGTGCGGGTTGTGCAGGCGGGTGTCGGGAATCTGGTGTGCGTCACGATCTACGGTGCACCGATGGGAACCGTGATCACCACCGCCTCGGGCCTGGCGACAGTCCAGGGTGACGATGATGCGACGTACCAGTACCCGTACCGAGGGTCGGCTCCGGCGAACGGTGCCCGTGTCCGCATCGATCATGCGGGCCGGTGTATCCCGCCGGGTGCGTACTCTGTTGAGCCTCCTGGGTCGACCTTCACGACTCCCGATGCGCCTCCGGTTGTGGGGGGTGCGGCGACGTTCACGGCTTCCTGGTCGGGGTCCTGGCGGTACGACGTCTATGACAGCGCCGGAATCGAGTCGTCTTTCTCTCGCGTCGCGGGTTTCGGCTTCTCGTCGACCATCGCGGACACGATCCCCGACACGGCGACGGTGAAGCGCGCCGAACTGCAGTTGACCCTCGACTGGAACCGTTCAGGCTCACCCACGGCGATCCGGTTCGGTTCGCACGGGTTCGGGGATGCGCCCGGGGTGCTCTCTGCGGGGAGCCTGTCGGGCTCACTGTTCGTGCCGCAGGGAGTTCTGGCTGTGGACGTGCTCGCGTTCGCGGATGCGCTGAAGACCGGCGCGGTGAAGGGGTTCGGGATCTACCCGAACGAGGCGTATTGGATTCGCTACTCGCCGGCACCCAACGGTGCCCGGCTGTACATGGAATGGGAGTGACCTATGGCTGACGTGACTGGTGGGACGCCGCCGACCGGGGCATCCCCGTTCCGCCCTCCGGAGGACATCAGCGCCGTCTACGAGCACTTCGGTGACGGCAGCATGTTCGCCGTCGCGAATGCTGCCGCGTTGCCGGCGTCGGGCAACTGGCCGGGACGCACGCTGATGGTGCAAGACCTGAACGTGCTCTACATGTGGACCGGTTCGCAGTGGATCGTCGCGGGGCTGCGTCCGCGGAGCCTCACCCCGTCTCCGACGTTCTTCCAGATGGGCCGCACGACCGTCACGAGCGACGCGAACGGGTTGTTCGAGGTGACGTTCACGACGCCATTCCCCAACAACTGTGATTTCGCGATGGCACAGTCGGGGAGTCCGACCGACTTCTATGGCGGCGTCGCGATCAGCGGCACGATCGCGACGAAGTTCTCCGGCCGGCTGCAGCTCCCGGATGGGGCGTCGAAGACGATCGCGATCGTCTGGATTGCGATCGGCCGATGAACCGCGACGAACTCCGCAACGACGTTCGGGCTGAGTACCCGGATGAGAACTGGGACACGGAGTGTGCTGGGTTCGCGTACCTCGTCTGTCGTCTGTCGGGCACCGTGCGGCGCGCCTATGCGTCGGCGACCGACGCTCGGAATGCCTCTCAGATCGTCTCCACCGACATGGCTGCGGCTCCCGCTGGCGCCTTCCACCACTGGTCCTACTGGGCGCGCCTCAACGGCGTCTACAAGGACTGGGGGCACGTCGCCGCGGCGCTCGGCGGCGGCCGCGCGGTGATGACGAACCCGGAGTGGAACGAGTGGGACTGGGGCATCTGCCTCGGCGAGACCGACGTCGCCGCGTGGACGGCCCGCCGCCGAGGGATCGTCACCTACATGGGCTGGTCGTACACGTACGGCGAGAACACCGCCAACATCACCACCGACACCACAGCGGGCGGCAACGCCCGACCCTTCGAGGAGGACGACATGTACACGACCGAGGACGCCGATCGCGATAAGGCGACTGCCAAAGCCGTGGAGCTGATCCGCGCGGCGCTGCTGGATGGTCAGGAGCGCACCGGCCTCAGCATCCCGAAGGTCGACACCCTCTACGCCGAGGTCGGCGACACCCACAGCCGCCTCTTCCGCGTCGGCCCCAACGGTGTCCCGTACGACATCTTCCAGTGGATGGAGAAGGCGCTCGCAACGCTGCTGGACGCGGCGGGCAAGCAGCCCGTCACGGTCGAGCTCGACGATGAGGATCGGAAGGCCCTCGCGCAGTCGATCGCGATCATGCTTCCCGGGATGCTCGCACCGCTCTCCGACGAAGATGTCGCCCGCATCGCGCAGGCCGCCGCGGATGAGCAGGCGAAGCGGCTCGCGAAGTGATCCGCCGCCTCTGGGCTGCTTCCGTGTGGGCGCCCGGTGTCGTGCCCGAGGATGATCCGTGGCGTACGGCGAAGAGGGTGTGGTTGCCGCTGTTCGACGTGATCATGATGTCTGCCGGTGTGCATGCCGTGATCTACGGGTCACTGCTGCTGGACAGGCTCTACGGGGACGCCACGGACGTGATCGGTGTCGTCTTCGCTCTGGTCGCGTTCGCATGCCTGGTGGGCGTCGTGTGGCCGCGGATGTGGCCTGTCGAGATGATCGGGAAGATCCTGCTCGTCTCGCTGATCGTCGGGTACGTGTTCGGGATCATCCTGTCACCGTCGCCGGAACAGATCGTGGCGAAGGAAGCCCCCAACTGGTTCATCGTGTCGATGATCCTCGGGCTCATCATGCTGCCGATCGCACGGTTGGACAGCCTGATCGACGAGTGGGTCGAGCGGCGGGCGACGCGGCGGCGGGGAGGCCGCGCATGAACGACGGCATCCTCATCGCACTCCTTTCGCTCGTCTCCGCGGTGCTGATCGCGCTGCTCGCCTGGCTCCGCTTTCGCCGCAAGGATCGCGCCGACGCTGTCAACGTCGAAGAGGGCACCATCTCCGCCCGCTTCAAGGACGCGGACGCGCTCATGCAGTACATCGACGCCCGGGTCGATGAGCGCACCAAGGAACTGTCGCGGAAGCTCACCGAGATGAGCGCTGCGCTCGACACGGTCAAGCGTGAGTCCCACGAGATCCACGATGCGGTGCGCACGCACTTCTACCAGCTGTGGATCTGGGATCAGAAGGGCCGCCCGGGGCCGTTGCCGATGCTTCCTCCGACGATCCTCACCCGGCTGGGGATCGCTGATCCCCTCGAAGACACACACCCATCCCTGAAGGAGCAGTCATGACCGATTCCATCGTTCCCGCCGCGGTGAAGCTCGCTGCGAAGCGCGGCTTTGTCCGGACGTTCACTCAGTCGCTTGCGTCGGTGATCCCGATCACCGCGATCGCGATCCCCACGACCGGTGACGCGCTCGTCGGCGTCGGTCTCGGTGTCGCGGGTGCTCTCGTTACGGCGGTGCTCGCCGGAACCGCATCGTTCCTGTCGATCACGTCGAAGGGTATCCCCGGCGACTACGTCGACGCGACCCTCGTCCAGCAGGCCGTCCTGGCGCCGTCCGAGGCCGAGGCGGATCAGCAGGCCGCGACCGCACGGGTGCTACTCCGTCGTGACCTGAAGGGCTGACGCATGGTCGATGTGATCGCTGATCACCTCCCGGAGGACTCCACTCCGGGAGGCCCTGGTGTCGCGACGCGCGCGGCTCAGTCGGCCCGGAAAGTCAATGCGATCGGTGATGTCCTCACGGTCGGCTACCTCGCCGAGGGTGCGATCGTCCCGAACACACCGGAAGGTCGTGAGGCGCTCGCAGCATCGGATGAACTTACGGCCAAGATCGGTGAACAGATCGATGCGGACGCCATCCCGAACACGAGCACCGGCCGCGCATCTGCCGCTGACTCCGATGAGTTCGCAGTTCGCTACGCCAAGGTGGGGCCGCTGCAGGCGCAGGCGATCAACCCTGTCGCGAGGGGCGCCGTCGGTGACTACACCGGTCGCATCGGAGTCGTGGGAACGGGTACCGACTCGCGCGCCGCTATCCAGGCCGCCATCGATGCAGCGTCGGATCTCGCGGCATCGGACTACTACGCCTACCTGCAGCGTCGCTCGTACGTCGTGGAGCTTCCCGCAGGCAACTACATCCTCACTGCCAACGCCTTCGGCACACCCTCGATCGTCGTCAAGGCCGGAGTGGTGTTCGACTGCAGCAGGGCATCCATCTTCACGGACTACCCGTCCGCGGCCGGGGGAAAGTGGTCGGCCATCAAGGTCGAACAGTATGGAAATGTCATTCTCGGGAAGCTGGCCAATTCCAAGCGGGTGCCGGCGCCAGATGGTCGGCACATCTACGACGGCGTTCGCGTGGTGTGCACCGACAACCAGTCACGAGTGATGGGGTACAAGGACTCCGAGATCAACGGCTACCAGGGAGCAGCCGTACGAGGCATCGCATCGTGGATCACGCACGTCCAGGGCATTCGCTTCGTCTCGTGCTCCTACTCCTACATCGCATCGAACGTGAGCGACGGAGGAGCCTTCTACGGCATCACAGTCCGCAGCACGTCGGGAAGTGGGACGGTGACCAACCGCGTCCACACTGACCTTTTCATCCGAGATTGCCAGTTCGTCAACAACAGCCGGGGCGGCATCCTCGGTGTTGTCCAGGGGACAGCTGATCATCCCAACGATCCCGACTACTCACAGTCCGGGTTTCAGCTCTACGTCGACTACAGCATCTTCGAGAACATCGGCGCCCGGGCGCTGCAGATCTATAACGCTTTCGTCGTCAAGCTGCGAGATGTCGGGATCGAAGAAGTGGGCGAATCCGGGGGTGGGATGATGCTCTTCGACACGGTCCGATCTCTCAACTACGACACGCTCCGAGTGAATCTCGCGGGCCGAGAAGTGCCCGGTCCAAGCGGTCCGGTCACGCCGTTCCCGGCGTACGTGTTCGAACTCGCCAATGTTCAGACATTCTCCGGCTCGGGGAGCAGCTACCTCCACAACACTTACAACGCTGCGCTCAAGTGGGAGAACGCGCTGCCGCCGAAGTACGATCTCGGGTTCGTCTTTCCTGACGCGCTGCCACTTCCGTTCGGCCTGATCCGACGCAAGAACGCTGGCGGGTGTCGCCTCAGGCGCTCTGCGAAACTGACTGTTTCTGCGAACACGAACACGGCGGTGCCATGGACCGATGAGGACTGGGACCCGGATGGGTTTCACAGCACCACTTCGAACACTTCTCGTGTCACGGTGCCAACCGGCATGGCGGGAAAGTACGAGATCGAGGTCGGGGTCTCGTTCGCCGCCAACGCGACCGGCCGTCGAAGCTTGGTGCTGAGACTCAATGGGGCCACCCAGTCTGTCGCACGTGACAACCGCAGCGCCGCCGTAGCGGGCGACACCCCTTTGTACGCCACGACAAAGCTCCAGCTTGCCGCGGGGGACTATCTCGAGGCGTACGTCTACCACGAGGCCGGAGCGGATCTGGACCTCGATGTCCCTACGCTCGGGTCAGCTGCGGCGTGGCTCGTTCTCACTCGCGTCAGCGACTGAGTCCTCTTCCATGCTCGGCACAGGCGCCGCGCTGTCGATCTCTTCGGCAGCGCGGCGCTGTCGTGTATTGAGGAAGCGTCGCTCGACCAGCTGGAACATCCCCCACGAGACGAGCAGCGCGACCGGGACGACGACGACCATCATCACCGCGTACTGAGCCACAGTAGGAAGCCCGAGCGGCAGGAGAAGCAGATTGCCGAGCCCGAGGATCGGGCTGTGGAAGAGGTAGATGCTGTAGGACACCAGTCCTATCCGAAGCATGATGCGATGCCGCAGAACGCGGCTCACCCACGACGAGCGTCCGTCGACTTCTCGCCGCCCGAGGATGACGAGCGCGCCGGCGACGAAGAACCCCGCTGTCAGCTCAGTCCACGGGACCTTGTCGAAGCTCATCTTCGTCGACGCGACGGCAACCGCTCCCAGCGCGACGAGCGACACAACCGTGAGGGGACCAAACCACCTCGGTGTGTGTCGCGGAACGAGCGTCAACTCAGCGGCCCACATCCCTGCGGCGAACAGCGTGATCAGCCACGGGTGCATCCAGGCCAGCAGATCGCCAGCAGCTAGCCCGATGCCGACGATCGCCGCCGCGGCGAACGTCCACGCCGTGCCGATCTTCCGGGCGAGCGGGATCAGAACAAGGGCCATCAAGAAGTAGATCTGGAACTCCAGCGCGACGCTCCACAGCGGGCCGTTGATCGTCCCGTACTCGGTCGGCGAGAAATCGTGAATCAGGAGGGCGTGGGAGATCACGCCCCAAGGCGTGACCGGGATCTTCGTGTCCCACTGGGTGCCGGACGGCTGCTGCATCATCGGGACGAACGCGATCAGCAGAAGTGCGAAGATGAGCGCCGCGAAGTAGGGCGGCAGGATTCGTCGCGACCGGCGATAGAAGAAACCCCGGAGCCCACCGGGGAAGGCAAGTCGCTCTGTCGACAGCGCCGGGATCATCAGGACGTATCCGGAGAGCACGATGAAGACGGGCACGCCGAGGTAACCGAACCCGATCAGGAAGCCCCATGCCGGCATGGCTTCGAATGCGTCCCCCGTGCGGCCCGTGTAGAGGAAAGCGTGGTAGACGACCACCGACAGGGCCGCCAGTCCGCGGATACCATCCAGGTAGGGCAGATCGACACGCTGTCGCATCTCAGGCGCTCGCGGCCTGGTAGTAGGAGATTGCGGCCCACACGAGCAGGCCAACCCCGACCATCAGCGTTCCGACGCCGACGAGCTGGCACACGATGAGGCGGCGCTCGGAGGCGGGGAGGTCACGGTAGGCCATGCTCGCGATGATACCGAGCACGCGTCACGCGACGATTACCGTACGCGAACAGCCAGAATGATAGGGAGCGTCGCCATGGGAGAGTGCAACGCAGATGGATCTGTTTTCGGCACCCCAGAAGGAATCCGCGTCTGGGCCGACGGTGACGTGTTCGTCGTTGCGAACTCAGGGGGATGGGTAGACGGAACGTTTTCGACCGTGAAGTCTGCAATCGAGGCTGCAAAGATCCAGCCGTGACCCACCGATCGAACACGTAAGTTCAGCCCCCGGCTGGCCCTCACGGGCCGGCCGGGGGCTGAGCTGTGCGTTCTGGCTAATATTCGAGGATGGCATCGATCATCGGGGACTGTCCCACGCACGGTCCCGTCGCACTGGACTTCATCGTCGGCGGATCCGGCACTGTCACGATGACCGGCAGCCAGGCCTCCTGTCCCATCTGCGGGGCGATGGCGCGGATCCCGGACGGGGAGTACAGCTTCGACGACGAACGAAAGCCAGGATGGACCTACTTCAAGCCGATCACGCCGGCACAGGCCATCCGGCTGAAGACGGCCGCCGAGTGGGCGCGACATGAGCTTGATGCTGGTGCAGATCAGCAACTCGTGAAACAGAAGATCGACGCGGTGCTGGAAAGCAACGCGCCGGGGCGTGACTGCGAGAACGATGATCGCCATCGCGATCACGCTCACCCAGCGCAGCCAAAGTGCCATGGCGTCAGGTTAACACCGCCACGCTGTGCATCACCAGATACCACAGTTCATCACCACGTGTCACGTTCTATCACTACGATCGAGCACGCAAGTTCAGCCCCGGCTTCTCTACGGAGAGGTCGGGGGCTGTTCTGCGTTATGGGCGGTTCTTCGGCGCGCCGTGCACGGGAGCGTCCCGCCGCTCCCTGCCGAGCGTCACCCACGCGTCCGCGCCGGGGATGTCGAGCAGCGCGGCGCAGAGTAGTGCGGTGTGGGTGCTTTCGTAGAAGCCTGCCCATCGGCCCGCGACGTGCGCGAGGATGTCGAGACGTGCGCCGGCGATGCGGCGCAGCTCGTCGATCACGGGCCCGGGGTCGGTCGTGTACCGGTGGCGGGAGCAGGTCGCGGAGAGGAGCACGTCGAGGGCGGTATCGGGGTCGAGACCTGAACGTGGCATGCAGGGAGCGTAGGGCGCGCCTCGGACGTCAACCGCCGCGGATGCCGGGGAGCTCGTCACCGGCGGCGGGGCGTTCGATCCAGGGGATGTCTTCGAAGTGCCCGCAGTAGCGGCACTGGTAGCCGCCGTCCGCGGGGTGCATGACGGTGCCGCAGACGTCGCACGTCGGCTCGCCCGCATAGTCGTCAGCATCGTCCACGAGGGGAGCGTACCCGCGGTGTCGGTGGCCACGCACAGACTGTCCCCATGCCCACCCCGACGATCCCGCAGCTGCTCGACTTCGCAGCCGCACACCCGGTCGTGCGCGGTGAGGTGGAGAACCAGATCCGCCGAGACCTCGGGATCACCCCCGCACGGTACTTCCAACTCCTCGGCCGCGCAGCCCGGTCACTCGAAGGGCAAGCGTACGACCCGATCACCGCGCACCGAATCTTGCGGCAACGAAGTGGTGGGATGCACCATGGGATGCACTACTCCTGACTCTGATGTGCCCCCGACAGGAATCGAACCTGCGACCTTTGGTACCGGAAACCAACG